TGTGTGACCCGGTGTACCCGGTATCACAACAATATTTATACACAATTTAGAATTTGACTTCGAAATGTGTACCTAATACTGTCATTTTTTTATCGTACCCTTCCATGCCTTTTCGTTCAATGAAAGGTGTAACTTTCCAATTTTTATGTTTGTACGTAATACCTAATTGGTCACGTGCATCAAAAACAGTGCCATCATCTTTAAATGCCCAGCGTGGTTGCAGTTTGGCAAAAAGATAGAATGGTCCATAGAGATGAGGTGTATATTCTAAAATGAATCTGTATCTCCAATGATCTTCTTTCTTATCGAAGGTTCTATATTCTATTCTTCCTTCTACTAACAAATCATTATACTCAAATAGTGGTGTAGTAAACTTTATTCGGTTCTCGCGAGTTGAGATTAAATCCGCATAACGATATTCTATCTCAATCGGTTGTCCCTTTACCATTACCATCTTGCCTATCTCACCACCATACATTCCTTCTCGATGGCGAAACATATACATCCAATCACCCTGTTTTATTTTGTAGTTATGCTCTGATGGTGCAGCCAAAACTAACATAGGAAATAAGGTTGCTACAATAATAATGATTGTTAAACTAATTACTAGACCAATCTTCTCTCTTTTCTCCAGTGCCATGAGCGTTTCCTCCACGCAAAAAAACGCTCACTATTATTATTTAGTATTTTAAAACCTTACCAATATTACGATTGTGTTAAATTTACTATCTCACAGTTAAATGGTAAAGTATAACGATTATTGCCATCATAATGTTCAGATCTATATTGATGAGGTATGATAGACGGAAAGAAAACTACTTTGCCTATTTCTGAATTCTCACAGTGCTGAGCACAATTTGCTGTTGCGTCAATACTAAAGAAGTCAGTCATACCAGTATTCGACAGATAAATGATAGCCGAATAATGTAATTTGTTATCATATCCACCATGATGATTATGTAATGGATGATGACCACCTGGACCAGTATAACACGAAACCCACGAATGGATGTTTACCATCTCTTTGCCAAATTGTTTCCATTGTTCTTGTAGATCTGGTACAGCATAGTCCCAAAAATGATCAATACGAATTGTATGGGCAAAATCAGTAGAATAATCTGAAAGCGGTTGTATTTGTGTAGCTTCACTCACAGTGTCTATTCTATTTTGTTTTGATTTTATTTCTTCAAGCATAGCAAAACACAGATCTTGAGAAATCTGCGTTTCATAAAACATTGTGGGAAAGAGTGGTTTCTCTAGCATTTCTTCAGTTTAAGTCCTGTCGTAAAGAAGAACTTATCCTTATTAGGATCGTTCTCATCAAGGCGTACAATAATCTGAGACGATAGGATGTTTTGAATCACACCTTCATAATCACCATCAGTATATGATATATGTACCCTATCTCCCTCCTTATACTGGACACCACCTTTCTTGAGCTTGGTTTTTGGCACATCATAAGTAGACGTAGGCTCAAACATCTTCGGCTTTTTTTGTTCTACTATTTTTCGATCGGCTTTACGTCCTTTCGGCATAATATTCCTTTACCATTTCATATACAAAACCATTTGCATTTGACTTGAAACCACCGATATGCCAGTCAGTTACCCATTCGATCGGCTTATCTTCTTTCCAATCGTAAATAGTAGCGATAGCATAATCGTCTGCAATCTCGTCATAGAACTCGATGACCCATTCTGCACGAATCTTATCATCAGCTGAAGGTTCACAACTCGTAGGCTCACCTAACATTTGAACCAACTCATAGTACGAGATTTCGATTCGACCTTGAAGACTCGTACCACCAATCGGAATACAAGCAAGATCTGGCATTACATCATACTTCAACACTGATATTCTCCTGTGATTGCGCGAATCGAATGAGTGTATACTCTGGATTTTTTTCCGCGTTCATACCATCATACCGATAAAGGCTAACTTTTGTAAAATTCATTGCAGAACGATCCGCTCGTGGATGACCACTGCGAAAGGTATCCCATAAATTTTCAAACAGAGATTCAGCTTCTTCTCTATTATAGAATACTCGAACTTCATCTCCGCCGACACAATTCACATCACCAGCAGCCAGCGGTCTACCAGTTTTATCAACACCATCGTGGTGTACTACTATCTTATAAGTCATACTTCACTCCTTGCAGACATCATCTCTGTCCACTCATAATCAATTGCAAATAACGCATTACGAACTTGATCAATACCATCGGCCACACCAATATTGTGTGCGTTAGGATTATCGATCGCACGATCGTCTGCTTCTTTAGCCATATGCTCGACACTATTCAAGATGTGGCGGATAAGATCACTAGTATTCATGATACGTCCTTCTCCTCAATTCTCCACTTACGATCTGGATATTGTTGTTCCAATTCTTCGACCAACTCCATCGCTGCGCCTGCAGAATAAGCTGTGTATGTGTAAGGCGACTCACCTTTTTTGCCATCCCACTGGCCTTCGTAAGTCACCATCCAAATAATAGCATCATGCATATTGATAGCTCCATCATTAATTTACAGGTACCATTATACAGCAGGGACCGAGAAAGTACACCTCTAAGTTATTGATTTGATTAGAGTTTCTGGTCACTTGCAACTTATTGATTTGATTAGAGATTTTCTTAGACTATTTTGTTATAAGAAACTACCTTCTCATACTCGAGATCTCGGTAGCTTGCTCCTGGTCGATCACAGGGACAGCATTAGACTTGTGCATCGTTGCAATGCCTTTGACCAATGTGCCTGTGTATTTCTGAGCTTCTGGTCGCGCATGGGCGATAGGACCATGATCGTCTACAGACTTATATACGATACCTTCATCGCGTCTGACAGGACCACTGGATCGCTGGAGGGGTTGAAATGATGGGGTATTATACTTCTTATAGACCTCGCCGCGGATCTTACGAGCTTTGCGCTTGCGTCCCTGCATGTCGTATGAGAGGGTATTAGTAAACATCATCGCCATATCACATATCTCCATAACAAAGGCCCATTCTACAGCATGGGACAAGATATGTACATAGCAATGTAATTATTTCATATGTTTTTTATGGATGCATTGGGGGGTATGGTGTGGCAAATTTTCACCACAGTCCAGACATCGTTTTTTCTCTTCTTTATAACCAAAGATCTTATGATAGTTTTCTTCCCACTGTGCCCTATCAATAGATGATGGTCTTCGAGCTGAACCTTTACCGCCTTGCCACTGTGAGCTCATTATCATCTCCTGCCTTTGAACATTTAAAAATTTCTGTCTCGCCTGTTTCTTCATTGTTAATAACGAAACCACCAGCATTAATGCATGTGTTCCACAGTGTTCGTAGAAAATGTTCATTCGCTTCTTTTGTTGCTACTGTATTCTCTACATCTATTTTAATTTTCTCGATCTCATATCTTTCAGCAAGCGCGAGTTTTAATTTTTCTTCCCATTTGTCAGTTGTCAGTTCAGTGCCTACTATAAAACCAATAGCATATACTGAGAAAAACAAAACAATACGTAAAATAAATTTTTTCATTTGAATGCCAATACAAACAAGATTGCTATAAGCAGGATGTTAGTGAATGCAATCTCAGCAGCAAGAATGGTGTGATACCAAACCCATCTCGCCTCATAGACTTTATTGACTTCACCCTCTTGTGGTAGTTTTTCTACTATAGCTTTATCTATAGGATTTTCTTCTACTGATCTTTCTAGACCTTTAATAATATTATTGAACCAATTCATGAGTTATTCCTTTCTGGATATGGTTGTGACACCGAGTTAATTCCACGAGTCGGAACATATTCATATGACATTCGAGCAGCATTACTATTACTAATATTTCCGTATGGCCATAAATTGAAGGCAACAACATGGCGAGTACTGAGATCTGCATTGTTCATGATGCTATGGTCTATTCTTGACGGAAAAATAATACATTTGCCTTTTTCCGCAGGAACGAATATCTCATCTTCGTTATATTGATTGTTATTTAATTGCCAACAAAATGGTTCATACGAATCAGAAAAAGGTTGTTTGGCATGCAATACTGTACCATTTGGACTATCATCTAAATACAATACTCCTGTCAACCAAGCAAAAGAATGACAATGTCTTCTATGATATGGTTGTGGATAGTTTGTAGTACAATGATTACGAATTATCCATGAATCACATGCATCGATATATGCGCCTTCAGGTACAGTCATGCCAGCAATTTGTTCTGTGTAATGAGTACCCAACTCTCGGATTGTTTGTCCTAAACTTTCCCATTCAGGTTGTTTAAGTAAATTCATGCCTACATACAAAATGAGAAAGTCATCTTGCCATATCACATGATGTCTACGTTCTTCTGGAGTTGAATATGGCTTCGCGATATATGATCCATCACCACAATCAGCCACTAAACTATTTTCCATATAATAGTCTGGATCAGTCCACTTCTTTATAGTTTTTTCTTCTTCTTCCGTAAATTCAACCCTATATTCACCAATGGCTGGAGAAAAAGGTTGATGTACATTAAAATTATTTGCAATGTTTGCCATCAAAAACCTGCTATTCTATGATTCACCTTACTATGTTTACGTTCATCGTCTCGTACACATCTTACCATATCGAGTAACGTTGCATCTTTATTTAGCATATAGTATTCTATAGCAAGTTGAGGTGCTTGTACATTCTCGATTATACCATCTTCAATCAGTTTGATATATTCATCATATGATCGTACTGCTTCTTCTTCAAAATACGCTATCATCTTATGTGCAGTCTTATCAGCAAAAATATAAAACACGAGATAAAAATGCCAAAAGATAAATTGCGCCATCACAATGAGAAATCTTTCAAACTGATTGGGTTGAGCAATCTCAATGAAGAACATGAGATGTTTACGCTCGTTCTCTGCTTCTGCTAACATTTCGGTAATCATACGACCATTACCACGTTCCATCTTACGAAGACTACGTAGATGAATCAACATGCCTGCCACCATACCAGGAACACCAGCAATTGTCTCAAGTACAACTGCTCTATGTCCGTATCGTTTAGCAAAAAATGTATCAGCGAAGAACCGAAAGAACTTCGTCATAGATTTTGCCGTCCAATCTCTCATTCAGACGGTGTCCTCTTATACTCGGATGTGCATGTAAATTCTACAACTGTGGAGTAATCGGTAATACTTTTACGACCTCCTGCAATTTTATATTGGCTAGTGTAAACATCTTTGACAACTAATGTATCAAGGTTTGCCCACAGTCTTTTTCGATTGCATTGAAAATGAGCAGCAATATATGCATTTTGTAATGATTGATCTTTAGATCTTGCTTTCCCTTCTGTCTCAATACTCTCTACAGTTGTTGCATATAACATGAGCGGGAAAATCATGAATAGTAAAAAATACTTCATCCGAACTTTGCTCCTGAATTAACTCCGTCCTTTTTCTTTTGCCAAAATGGCTTGTACTCACCATCAAGGTAATCTCCATATAGCATACCAAACCATAGAATAATCGGTGCTACTACCCAAAAATAAATGAATACTTCTCTCATCCTTCCTTCTCTAAATCCCAAACACATTTGTTTTTCGTTGGATCTATAGGTGGTTGTCTTTTAACCCACAAATGACCATTCTTTTCAGCATCTTTAAATGTCAATGCTGTAATAAAGAATGCACCAATTACAAGTAGATGACCACCTACACTACCGATACCAAAATAAATTGTGTATCCTGTCCACAGAGTAAACACGACAGTCCACATGACTGACAAATAAAACATCAGAATGAACTGTGTAAACTCGTTTGGAATGTGTCTTAGTGGATTGTACTTAAGATTGAAGAAAAAGTTATACGTATCGTATATCCAAAAACCCAACGCCTTAAACATTTCAATATCTCGTAGTTCCTGTCACAGTATTTTCATATCCAGGAGGTTCAAAATCATCAACTGTCACATCGATTACAAACTTTTTATCAGCAGCAAGAATCTTATCAACTCCTTCGACCATCTCAAGTGCGTGTACGTACTTATCGACTTGTGCTTCGACTGATTCTACAATATCGGGATGTTCACCAATACCTACGGCCTTTTCGTAGACTTCGATATTGACAAGCGCTTCTTCCATAACTGCAGCATGCTTTGCGCGTACTGCTCTTAGTAATTTCTCTTTCATCTTCACTCCTTAAAATAGACAAATTTGTGCATCGTCTTCATTATCCAATATTAATCCATCAAAGTACATAGTTGTTGGTGAAAATTGTACACCATGTTCTAATTCATGCAGCTGACTCATTATATATCTTGTCCTCTCGATAGTCTCTGCATTATTAGTTGGTGATGGATGATTTTCTGGGGGATCCAAACAAAAACATCCGCCTTCTGTTCCTAGTTTGACAGATTGGCCAGCATATTCACCTGCTTCCTCGGGATAAAGACAAGTTACATCAAAATCTGAAAATCTACCAACTGGTAAATCAGCATACGACATAATCGTACCGTAACCACTCCAAGCACCTTCATATTCTGGATTATCTTGAGGATTATATCCTGGTAGATTGTATCCAAACGAATATTCAAAAATACCTGGAACATCAGCATCTTCCTCAGCATGTTGTGCACCTAACAAATGACCTATCTCATGAGCAAATGTTTCTTGCGCTCGTTGATAATATCTTGTTGTTGATGTATCTTGGAACACACTGTTATGAAAACACTGTGTGATGCCACGCGTCTTGTCCATACCTCGGGATGCATCTAAGTTTGCAACGCCACAGGCAATTGGATTTTCTGGTTTCTTTTTAAAGAGGAATACAAAGTCTGCCTCTGCTTCTCTTTGCCAATCATCAAGTCCATTAAACTCGTAACGACCAGCAAAAAATGCGGTATACTGACGATACAAATCACCTGGCGCCACTTCTACTAACTTGATGCCAGCTCTTCGAACAAGTGTCTTTGTACCTGACGAGATGTACATATGATTTGATTCGAATATCTGCTTGTCTACGAACTCCTCAATAGTCATCCCGTCTCTATCTTCTTCTGTGATGGCAGTATCAAAGACAATCAGCATGTCGATCACAGCAGTTTCGTATTGATCTGGATCATATGGAAACCAGACATCTGTTCTTTGTTTTACACCGTCACATGTTAGATAATTATAACGAGAATCTCCCGTATCTGTAAATGTAGTAGGACAATCTTCTGGTGGTGACATCTGTACAAAACATGTTTGATCGAGGTGCACTAGTCTATCAGTATAATAACCACCATTACCATCATGATAATCTTGTAAACGATCTTCTCGTAGTAGATGGTTAATTTCTTCTGATACTATTTCTAAGTATGGATCTTCTTCTAATTCAACTGCGCAATATGATTCGCCGAGTAGTGTACCTCGTTCAGGCGGCGCTACATAACCACAGGTTTCTGAATCTATTTCTACAATTTCTGTATATTCACCACCTTCACCGTCAGCAAAATCTTGGACTTTATCAAATTCACTAAGATTTTGTACGATGTTGAGTAGTTCTGAAAAGAGTTGTTGTGTTGAATTAGCACAATATGGATCGCCGAGTGGTGTACCATACTGAGGAGATACTACATATCCACATTGTTCTGAGTTTGGAGTTTCTTGTTGAGTCGAACCACCGTTACCATCTGCAATGGTTTCGATGAGGGTTGTGCCATTGCACGATGTGTCCAACACTGTACCTTGTGCAGGGTTAGTTGGACCAATTGGTGCTGCTGTATCGTTACTGCCACCACCACACGCAGTGAGTAAAAATATCAAACCAATTATTGTTACCAACATTAATGTTCGCGTTGGGAAACAACTATAAAATTTCATCTATTATACCTATAAAATACGTGAGCACCTATACTCTTAGTTCTAACCATTGACGCAACCCAATATGGTTCAACTTTCGTACTATGGTAAAACAACGACCCATCTGTAAGATCGCGATAGCCGTGATACACTACTTCTGCTACACGTACACTATCTTTATATGCTCTCATATCGACAGGTTCATCTGCCTTGCCATCACAGAACCAACTGAACTGACACTGATTTCGTTTAGGTAAACGATTGCCTTTCCAGTTGACATACCATTTAGCTTGAGTCACTACAGCACAAACTGTACTAGGATACTTATGGTGTTTTACACGATTCATCGTGACATTAGCGACTGCAATTTTACCAGTCAGAGATTCTCCTCTCGCCTCAAAGTAGATATTCTTCGCAAGACAATCAATTTCGTCTTGTATCCACTCGTCGGAAGCGACAGCTTCTGACCATACCATACACATTACAACAAGTAATAGCTTAAACATAAACTCCTCCTTGCTTCATAGCAAAAAAAATGCCACACTTGGATCACAAGGCAGTGGCCGCCCCGCGGGATTATGCAGCTAGTGCGTAATCACCGTAGTAACTGTCATCATTGGCAGTTGTAGTTTTGAACCACCGTTTTACGTCAGCGTTCATGGACGGTTCTCCATTTGCTTTCAGTTGCCTGTCGAATCCATAACGCCCCCGAAACTGGGTACCGCAAAATTGGTGGAGGCGGCGGGAGTCGAACCCGCGTCCAAACTTCTTAATACAAACTTCATCGAACATCTTTATTTATCGATCTACAAATCCTGGTGCCATCAGCTTCAACTTTTACAGGATTTTCGATGTCATAATAATGTTTCATATCTAATATACTAACCTGTTTTTCTTGATATGTAAACCTTTCACCTACACCTACTAAGCGTCTTAGCCTATACCAGTCATAAAGCTCAAGCATGGCAATATGTGTAGTATTCATATCATCGATCCATGGACCGCCACGAGTCCAATGTAATCCTAACGATTTATGAGCATCCATGACATCATGATACCCTTCACACCAATTCCATTTAGCAGGCAAGTCAGCAATTTTACTGTCGTTTGTCCATTCAAATTGGTGCAAAAACTTGCCGCTCTCTCGTTGTACTGAATCGAGAGTTAGCTTCTTACAGTCTGGATGAGAGTTGTTGAACACCATTAAACTCGACCATAGTTTTTTAGGATACCAAACATCTTTCTCACCATTAAATTTAGTGTCAAACTTTTTCTCAAAGTCATGTTTAACACAAGCTACACTGTGATTATGTGTCAAGAATAATGCGAGTACGAGTGGATTTTTTCTAAAGATAAAGTCATCGTCGACAAAGATACTGATTCCTTTGTAGTCTGACAGATATGGTACAAGAAAGCGAGAGTATGAGAACTCAGTCGATTGATTTTTGTATTCTCTTTCCCAACCTGGAATCTTTGAGGTATCGAGATGTATAATCTCTACTTTATCTCTTTCTCTTTTATCGAGTGTTTCTAGTATACTGTTATGACATACATTAGTAGCATCATTATGTCTACTATCATATCCTATAAAAATCTTGAGTGGCGCATTGAACATGTGTCTGACTCTCTTTTCCCATTTCTTGAGAGAAGGTGTCATACTACAATTTAAACCTTTGGGATGCATGTTCATGATCTGAGGTGTCATATAACTTGTGTCTTGCTGTAGTATATTGATCTCTACATCTGTGCCAACAGGATCGTTATACAATTCAAGTATTTGTGCTAGTGATGCCTTTGGGTAATCATGAAATACTTCGAACGCATCAAAAACAACACACTGTTCATTTCGTTCCATAATCTCAAAAGCAGATACTCTAAATGTACCTGGATGCACATGGTAGGTGTAATCTACTCCGCCAAGTTTATTGAAACTAGGAACAATTGTACCCCATATCGGTTCGCAACATCCTTTAGTACGAATATCATTGATCAACCAATTCATTTTGATTAACCAACGATAATAGTATTCTATAGTTTGAAAGTCTGGCGAGTTTGTAAAATTATCTACGTCGACTTCTTCATTAGCTACTCGCGTTGTAAATTTTTGTACTGTATTACTAAAAAGTTCATTAGGACAATTTTTAGAAAAAGTACGATCCCGAATTATATCATAAGGAACAATACGAACATGTCTAAAATCTTCGAAGTATTGCTCGATAGGTTTTCCTTTAATGTTTTCCTTTTTTCCCGCATACACGACATGGTAATAATTTGGAATTTCGGGGTTATCTACAATCATCCAACAATAATCTCGTAAATCTCTTTCCAGTTTTGTACACGGACCATGGCTTCTTTTTGATTAACATTATGACCGTGCGCCATCAGCAAAGTATTTAGACCAACTTTTTGGCCGGCGATTGCATTCTCTGGTTTGTCTTCGATCCAATAACAACCGCTACCTTCGTACTTAGCAAGTGCTTCATCCTTATCAGCACCGCAGTCGAGGTACACATATTTCTCGAAGACTGTATGACCAAACGTCTCACAAAGATTCTTCGTCCTGAGATGTTGGGCATACTCGTCATCACTTAATGATGTGATTACATGGAACACATATCCATGTTCTTCATGCAATTTGCGAATATACTTAATAGCATCTCGTAGTGGTGGTATCTTACGAATGGAAGCAGACTCATTAAACATACGAGTAAGTTTTTTCTTCTCAACAAAACCTACTTCATACTTTTTACCAATGTCATATTCACCTGCATTTTGGATACGATAACCATGGCGTTTCATCCATTGATCGAAAGAATACATCCAATCGAGCATTACTCCATCACAATCAGTGAGGATTAGTTTATCTCTCATACTACCAAACCAGTTGTCGCTTGAAGCCACAACTTCTCAATCTCTGCATTAGTCTCAACAATAAGAATTACTTGATACTTACCGAATGATACCATTTCAGGTTCACGCTTACCAGTCAAACATACAGACGGTGCAAAACCAACACCTTTTTCTGTTTGCACGAAAGCTCGCGGGGATTCAATCTTAATACTATCGTCATCTTCACCAAGATATCGACCCACCATCTCGCCACCTGCTGTTACAAGTGTAACGAGAGTTCCTACATTATCGACTTCACTCACTATAATCCTCCTCATAGTATCTGTCAAATTTCTTTTTGCTCTTCTCGATTCGCTTGAAGAATTTATCTTCATCAGCTTCAAGATATTTTATTAGAGCGGTTATCATTACCATTGCATCTGCAGCTTCTTCAAGTATTTTATTTTCGTTTCGTCTACCACCTTTATTAGCATACTTCGAGATAGCCTGAACCAATTCACCACATTCTTCGGTGGCTTTTGACATCAGCGCGCTGCCATGGTAGAATTCAATATCTTCAGTTCGCTTCATTTACAACCTCTGCATCTTCTTTTGACACATAGTTCAAGAACCTGATACCGAATTTGTTATCAGGTAATTGACGTGTAAGATATTCTGTTGGAAATGTTTCGATCAGCGGAAAGGTTTTACCAACGTGAGTCGAGTACCATTTGCTGTGGTCGCTGCATTTTATAATCTTCAATAATTCCATAGACAAATCCTGCCCACTTTTCATATTCTTGTAAGAAAGAGACCGTAAGGCCTTCTTCCCGGCCATGGGCTTCGATTTCCCATGGTTGGTCATAGTAATCCATCTTGTCGTGGTCAATCTTTTGCTTGTGCCAACGAGTCAGATTGGGGTGTCTATCATACGAGTACATCTCGCCACGAGCCCACTGTTTAACGTGAACCATTTCGTGGCAGATGACACGCACGAATTCTTGCAGATCGTCCATTGTATCAACACGAATAGTGTAGTCTTTAGGACGAACGATAGCATCTACATATTCGTAGATGACGTCTGCATGTATGCCTTCCTTTTCTACCAAATCCTTGACACCAACAACGGTGATCTGCAGATCTTTGATACGAGGCATAAGTTTCTTGGCGCAGAAAGGTATAAGATCCCTAACCAACTTGCGCTGGACAGGAGTAACATTTTTGGTGTATACTTTTGTCATACAATCTCCAAATTACATGCCCATTCTACTATACGGGGCTTCATTTGTACATGCCGACTTGTTACATTTTTTTTCATAAGAAAATCAATAACTTACGTTTACTTTTTCTTGTTACCTATGTTATATTTAGCTACCAGCTCCCATTCGTTCTTATCCTTATGAGCAATAATCTTAATTTGGTTCATAGGAGCTGCTGGATCTTCGATGTTTCCTTCTTTTACAACTGAGATAAGATTCCAGTCAGAAAGAAGTTTAGTAATTGTATTGCGTCTGCCTTGATCCTCTTCAGAAAAATTTGTAGGCTTGCCATCGAGGGCAAACAATTCTTTGAAGTGAACAATGTAATACTTGCCACGCTTATGGAGAATGTGACATGACTGATAGAGTTTCTTTTCTTTAGGAGATGCAATGCCGATACGTGTAAGTGTTTCACGTACCTTAAGGAAATCGTCTTGACTCTGGAGGGTAACTTCAACTAGAGATTCTACCGCACTCATATTTAACCACCTTTTTCTAATTTTTCTTTTATTATTCTTATTTGCTCATTAGACAGGATAGTTAGTGCTTGTGCGGCTCTTTCATTACTGTAGCCATAGAACTCTGCAATTGCTTCAACGTCACTGTCTTGCTCTTTTTTAAACCACTTAGAGAACCTTTTTCGTGGCCGAATAATATTTATAAGAAACTCGTATTGAAGAAGATGGTCGAGCTCATGATGAATATTCATTTCATTTGCAACAGTAACAGTATCTTGGAAATATGATAGTCCGCGATTAACGATAAAGGCGTTATAGTCTTTCTCGGCAAGTGTATCGTTCTCGGTATCACGCATCATATTCTTTTTTGTGACGTTGATGGAGTTCAGATAGTCAAATGGACTCGTCGCCATAGTGCTCCTCCGTTTTCTCTTGTATAATATCCATCAACTTCTCACACTCTTCACAAACATCGAACGCATACTCACCTACATATATTATAGCAGGTTCTTCTGGTAGTACATTGCTACAGTTCGGTGTTTGGCATGTTCTCTTTGGTTTTCTCCTAAGCATCACCACCACCCTAAATTATGACCATTATGTACGATTATAAAGAAACAGGTAATCACATGGAGGAGCCACCAGAAAGTCCTGATGATAGCTACAGCATCTGCTTGTGAATCTGTTTCGCCTACTTTTTCTCCGAGCGATTTGGCCCAAATTCTCCACATTACGAGAACTCACAATTGACCATGATTTCGGTGAGGCATGCAGTCATGTTGATCTCGTGATCAGCAACGAATGCATCCTTGTATTGATAATCGGCGAGGATGAGAACGAGTTGAGGCACACTGCCAGGTTTTAGAAAGTCAGAACACTTGTTATAGATCTGACGGAAGATGGTAGCTGCTTCTACGTCTGAGTTGTCTGCGACCCACTTTCGGACGGTGGTAAAGTCTTTGTCTCGTAAAGCTCCAACAAGATTTTGTAGTGTAGTCTCATGTAGATTAGCGAGTACACCAGTGTCAATCCTGCCAGTAGCAGAGTATCGTTGTAGTTCATTCAGAATCCTTCGATTATCTGGGAAGTATTTACTAATTACTTCGGCAACTGCTTTCTGATCGAAGTCTACATTCTCGGATTTGAGGATGTTAATAACTCGCTTGAAGAGTTGAGCTGCCATGTCTGGCTTGTCGTCTTTGGCGATCTTGAACTCGATCACACTGCATCGAGAGTGAAGAGGTTCGATGATCTTGTTCTTAAAATTACAAGTCAGAATGAAGCCGCAATTCTTGGAGTATTCTTCCATGAAGTTGCGAAGTGCTGGTTGAGTGGAGTTTGGATTGAGATAGTCAGCTTCGTCAAGGATGACGTACTTACGACCTCCACTGAGTGAGACCGATGAGGCAAACTGTTGTATCTCTACACGAAGTGTATCGATGTTGCCATTCATCGAGCCATTGATGACGATGTAATCGCAGTCGAGTTGTTCTAGCATTGCTCGAGCGACTGTCGTCTTACCTACACCGGGACCACCAGTGAGGATGAGATTTGGAATATTGTTTTGATCGACAAATTGTTGAAATGTTTTCTTTAGATCAACAGGTAGAATTGTATCACTTACAGTTTTGGGACGATACTTCTCGACCCATAAAAAATCATCACGCATAAATCACCTACTTTCATTAAATAAATGCCAGTCGCCCCAATCCCTTCGCGCATGGCAGACACGTCAAGCTGTTCCGTGCCCCCTTTTGATCGTATTACTCGAAGGTCGAGTTAGCTTCGAGACTGATCCAATACTCTACATCGTCGGACACAAAGTGAGAAATGCCCTTCGAGGAAAGACTAACCGTGTAGGAGGACGGCAAGATCTTAACGTTTTCTGTTTTGAAAACTGCGGTAAAGGTACGATCGGTAGTTCCAACTTCGATATCATATTTATCAGAAGATGGATTCTTAGTGTCAGTTGCACGAAGGAAGATATTACCATCTTCGCCAACAACGACGAGATCAGGGAAAGACATCACACCGAGTGCTTTCATAATCTCAGCAAAGTTTTCATGCTTGAGCTCGAACACTACATCAGGTTCTTCCAATACAATCTCTCGATCGGGAGGTGTGATGATGGTAGAAGGATCAGCGAATGTATAACTGACTGTTCGACCAGGTGCGCCGATGTTAACCATACGATCTTCGATCTGATAAGTCGGATCTTCGAACAATGATACAACACCAAGGAAACGAGACAAATCATAGATAGCAAAAGTCGAAGGAATAACATCTTCGAGTTTGGCTTTAGCCATCATCGTCTTGTTTGGTGAAATGGTCTTGAGACTCGTGCCTTCAGAAAACTGAATGGACGGGTTAATAGACGCAAAGTTTTTGAGTACTTGAATAGTACGTGTATTGAGTTTCATAATATAGTTTCCTACTTTTTCTTACCAAGTTTAGATGGATCTGCTGTTGCGCTAGCATTGATCTGAGCGATATGTGATAACGAACCACCGAATGTATAAGAACCGATATGTTTCAGTTGAATCCAAGGACACATCCACACTTTCCTTCCCATACGTCTGACATTATAACAAAACATGTAGTCTTCGGACAAATATCTATTCGAATACTCTGCAGTATGAATGCCTGTCTTCTTATCTGCTAAAAATTTAATCACTTCCTCTTTGGAAGCATCGGGATTTTTATCAAAGAATGCTTCAATTTCATGCACAAGATTTTGTGATTTATCATCAATCAATGCATCGAAGTATGCCATAATATCGCGACTGCCATCAAAGTTTTCAGTGCGGACATGATCTGGCTTATAATAAAATTGAGGATATTTTTGTGCATACTCTTCAAACACCCGCTTTTGAATCATCATGAATCCAGTACCACCTTCAGCTACTTCTGCAGGATCACTGATCTTAATTGCTTTGCGTTTGATAGGATTGAATACAAAATCGCCAACATAATTTTCTAGAACGTTTGGATTCTCGTCTGCTACACCTTGATTAACAGCTTGCACAATCTTTTCCCAAGAGATAGTCTTTTTAGGATATGGACCACACATCACATCGTATTCATCTGGGTTTTGAATCATTAAACCCATCATTGCAATTACATCGTCTGCTTTAAAACCAATATCAGAATCAATGAATAGCATGTGTGTGCAGTCTGACCGCATAAACTCGTCAACACAATAGTTACGAGCTCGAGTAATCAATGATTCATTGAACAGATAATAAAACTGGAGTGGAATCTGATACTTTGCCATTTTAGCAGATAGATCTGCCATAGCTCTTGTGTACATACCAGAACACATTGCTCCATACATTGGAGTTGCAATAAACAATTTATATTTTCGCAGTTCTTCGACTGCAATTTTAAGTTCCATAATATATCCTCACTTTAGAATATCTTACCATAAAAACAAGCATTTGTAAACTAGAAAAACGCCTCGAGAGATGTGGGTTTATTCTCACTCTCTGGAATAGGTGTGTAGTCAATATATGGTGCGTGACTGTACTCGTAACCTTGCCAATGAGGATACCATCGACGAGAGAGGTGTACGGATTGGGGTTTTTCCATATATTCAAAATCTAACTCACCTTGATTATTTATCATCTCTCCTACCCACTCATATAATTCAACACCAACTCCTTGTCCTTGATTCTTTCTAATTTCTTCACGAAATAGTTTGCGAATAAAGTTACGTGATGCCCAATCGCCACAAAATGGTGCGCCTTTATGCCAACCAGTTTTTGGAATCTTACGACTAGGATTTTCAATAGGTAGCGGCTCGTATAGTTTTACTTTTGCGTTATAAAAATTAGCAAGAGCCATTGCTTGTTCGATATACTTACGTACTAATTCTTTTGTTGCCTCTTCTGGATTATCTTGTCGACAGAGGTGATGGCGAATATCGATGTTACCAAAATAAAATTCAATCTCATTATATGCACCTTTTGGTAAGAAACTTTCAAGTCCTTCTTTCAATGCTCCGTGTAGTGTTTTAAATGGAACAGAGATGTTTTGCCAACCAGGACGATACATGCAAATAGCATGACTATCACCGATAGCAATCTTACGAGACGGGTTCAATGCATTGGGATCGATTGTCTTGGCTTCTGTACACATACGCTTAAGATTATCCCAATCAACTTCGTTCCACTCAGCGTTATACTCTTGACCTTTTTCTTTGGCCTTATCAAGTTTCTCTTTCATAATGGCATAGTAGTCGACCATATCGATGACGAGCGAGTACACCGTGCCTTTGAACTTTGAGAAATTGACGAAGTTGTAGATACCACTATAATTTTGCAATCCACCAAACAGATTCAGAGAGCCACCCCAATCATTCCCATGATATACGTACAGTTCATCATACTGGTTCCAATCTTCCTTATAGAGGAACCCAGACATACAGATATCTATACTGCGACTAGCATCAGCTTCTTTTAGCTGACTAGCATAGATAACACCTTGAGCAGCACGATGGCTGTCCATTGATTTTGATATTACATTAAATGGTGACGCTACTAAGCCGCGCATTGATCTTTCTCCCACTGACGATATGAATCTATTCTATCATAAATCGTCTCATCTTGTAAAACAGGTTCTGTACCTACGTTCCAGAAAAGTATATCCTGACTAGTATTTTTAGGTATCCACTTCCACACTTTTCCGTCATATGTATCGATAGTGGGAAACGGAGGTAGATTTTCTTTCTTCTCTGATTGAGTAAACTGTAAAGGTTCTGATATTACTTCAGCTCTACCTAATTCTCCAGCTTTTAGGTTGCGAGCAACAGCAACGCAACGAAACTCAGCTCGAGGCCATGCAATTTGAAGAGCTCGAGCAAGAACACCGGTCGAGATAGCAACGTATACCACTTCAGGCTCAGGTATTCGAGAAGCTGTGTAAACAATTCCGGCGGTGGCGAGCTCATGTCTGAGACCAAGCGGAATGAAGTAGTGACCTTCTTTTTCTGCATATTCTTTTGCCTTCTTATTTAGGTTTGGCATCGCAGCAATACGATGAAATTGTACATCTGCTCCTCGTTCAATACAACAAGCTTGATGTAACGACACTCTTTTTGAAGATGGCATAAACAACGTCACCTTCTTATTGTGATGTTTAGCTACGTCAAGAAGAGATACGCCGGCAAGACCAGTCCGAGGCTGACAATACACCATGGTATCAGTCGGGCAACGAGCAGCAAGAAGATCACCCGCTCGAGTTTTGGTTCCAACGGTAAGGTCGTCCCTGACAACTCGCACTCCATCGTGTACTTTGACAACTGGGTCATCATTGTATGGTGTCCATCCATCACACATTTCCAAGAAATAATCTTTTGCTGCCTCGTATCCGAAGATACCGACATCTTTATTTACCCCATCAATAATATGGTTATTGTGACTCATATCTCTTCTCAAAATATAAACGCAGATATACCTTACGACTCACTGCAAAGATAAACATTATACCAGTTTGTATAAGCATTGTAACTGTTGGACCCCAAAAGTATTGGAATGCAAACCATAAAATTACCCAGCTGATCAACATATTGAGTGGAGTAGCGAGCAAAGTATCAGTTATTGCTTCTATTAATGCTCTACGTATTTTTATACTCATCTAAACCCCAATAGTGTTCCTCAGAACGATTATATAAACAAGTCAAATTCAATGTCTTGCGTGGAAATTTTGTAAAATAGAAACGATGCCATGTGTGTTCAGTTGCATGCCAAAATATCAATCTGTTATGTTTGAATGGCAAACTCTTTACATTTTCTTCATCATCCATCATTTCGAAAGTAGTATAATCTGTATCCTCTCCGAGATACAAAATAAATTGTATCTTCTTGTCAACATTATCTGTATGCCAGTCACGTACTAGTTTAGTGTGGTCATCGCTGTTACAAAACATCCAGTTCCATCGTGATAGCTGATTATCAAATGTGGTAGTGCATAAACCCAAATAACTATGAGCCATCACTTTAATTTCTTCTCGTCTTTTCCAATTCTCTTCAAAAAATTCTTTGAATATAGGGTCATGCATTTTTGCTGTACCCAATCTTTGAAAATAATTTGGATTAATATCGTCATCGAATTGTGTAGGCCAATTATCACGTAGATAGTCGGCTGTCTCTTGTGGTAGACAATCATCGATGACTGCTAGTTCCCATGGCTCCCTGATGTATTCAGTCGCTTTATCAAGAAGAAACACGATCATACCTATTGGTCTTTAATGACCATTTTTGTGGATAAACCCAATCATATGGGATCATCTTTGTTTGCTTTTTCTCACCAAGTTTCATCGACATAAACTTATAATGCATACATAACTTGTCTTCTAAGTTGAGATACTGATGAGTGTGTATAGGATTATTCGGGTGATTCTTTAAATAATCCATATGTTGTACTTGCATCTCTGCCCACTTATTCATAGGGACGTACTGACCATCCTCGTCGATCTCATACTTCGACTTACTCATGAGGTGAGGACAGTTAAACACCTGTGATAGTCCATCAAAATAACCCGTACCACCATGTAGGAACGAGTCGGGATCTACCAGTTTAGGATGTGACATTGCAATATGGCGAGCAGCATTCTTCGATGGATACATGGCATTCCGGAAACCATAGTCGCGTACCATGATGATGTTCATCTTCTTAGCAAATTCCATCATTGTAAATGGTCGAATAGTTTGTCGTTCAACAAACATCGAATCAATATCGAGAGCTACGCGACGTGGTACTTCGATTAGCCAATCTTTGACCTTCGTATCTTTCGGATAATAGATCTGAAAGAGATCAGAACGCGCATGGCGATAGTTTGAGAACCGTACCTTCATGCCATCATAGCCATGATCTCGCCACTCTCTGAACGTCTGCCAATGCTCATTACTAAATGAGAATAAGACACAAGCCTCGATCAACTTACGTCTGTTAGTTTCTTTCTTCATCTCGTCGACAAACGGACACTCATGCCAGTGCAAACGATGTGAGAACTGTTGATAGTTATTCTTGAGTAGAAAATCTTGACGTTCGTCATAGGCACGACAAAACTCGAAAAACTTATTCGTTCGAGCTTCTTGACACCAGTCTTTCATCCAACTTTCAATTGGTTTGCCGTTCTTTAATTCTACTTCGGCAATTTTTGGATATTGGATGTCGTGTTCGTGTTCGCCTAAGAAGTGAGTGAGTGACATAATTTTTGATATTCAGAAACGTTCATATTATTTGCCTTGAGGATAACATCATCTGATGGATGATTCTTCATACCATTAAATGTATCGACAAGACCGAGTTCAAGCATATACTTCTGTCTACCGTACGGATGGTCTTTGATGCCACATGATGACCACAAATTGTCATAGTCGAGATGATCGTAGTCCGGACCTGGGCGTACATAGTTCTCAACATAACGAATGAAGTCACAACATACATCTTCAGCATTATACGGTACACTTCCTGTATCATTATATATCTTTTCCATCACAGCGTCGAGAAAGACTTCTTTCTTCATCTTCTGTGTAGGCTTTGCAAGATATGATATACATTCTACAGCATTTGTACCGTAATAGAACATGCTGTCTAAGTTTACATACTGTGGATACCAATCTGCAACGTCAGCTATGACTGCAGCGTATTGAAAATGATACTTACGTAATCCATTCTTGACATTCCACTCGAGCATAAACTCGCCAATCTCTCGTAGATCTCGCTTGCCACCTGATTCTAGCCACTCTGCCATTTCTCTTGCCAAACGAGGTGCATACTCACCGAGAAAATAGTCACCGCCTTTTTTGTAACCATCTTGTGGTTTAGGAAATGCAGGGAACTGATAACCAACTGATGTATAAAATGGTGCAGGATAATGCCGCATCAGTCCAACCATCTCTTCGATGTTTTTCGACTGATGAAGATTAAAGAGAATGGTGTTGTGATAACCTGAAGGTTTGGTTGCGTAGTTAATCGCAGAGCCTGTCACACGATGCAGGATGAAGATGTAGAGCCATTCAGGTAAACCGAAGTCAGCGTGTTTGCCTGTCCAATCTTTTGCGACCTGCTCACGCTGGCGTGTCACCATACCAGCTTCCATCTTCTTCCAATATGGATGCTTATCAGTCCAACCATAGAACACATCATTGACGATCTGAGAGAAGCCAGCGTACTTACGTTCAACTACATCGTATAGCTCAACGTGTTCCATCAGATCATCGCCCATGTCACTCTCAGCATGTTTGATCATACCGTACGGAGCGCCTACTGATACGTTACACTTTTTCTGTTGACTGAGTGCTAGATCAAAATACTTAAGGAACTCATCGTAATATCGAGTTGGTTCAATCATTCATATTACCCAATTATCACATCATCAGTTGATGTGGCAAAATCGTTATTCATAGTATGCGGGTTAACATAACCCCAAATGTCACAATCATGAGGCGGTGTGTATGTTACTCTGGGAACATATGATCCTTTGGCTTCCCACTGCAGACGTATGAGTTCATCATAGCCTTCTACGTCCTGATATGTTCCGTTGTTGTCGTTGTGAACTCTGTATGACATTTTAAACCTCTAACTAGCATTTCTTTTTCGCTTCATGATATTCTTTGCATACTGTTTCGAAAGTAGCCCACATCTGATTAAATTTAAGCTCGTATAATTCTTTGATGGCAAAATACTTATTCATAACATCATCATCGGTATATCCATCTGAATCATCTACTAGATACTTAGTTACCATGTCAATATCATCTGTGACTTTCCAGCATTCTTGGATTTGTTGTTCTAAATCAAAAATTGCATTACTCACAACCCAATTCCTCTGCTCGACCACCTGCATAATAGTACAACTCTCTCAAACTTTCTAGCAGTCGTTTGACATCATCTTTGTGATACTCTGCGATCTTCCCAGATTTCGTATCACCATCCTTAGGAATAACACCTGGAATCATACTTTCTAACTCACGATCTACTAATTCTTTGAGACTTACCTTTGAAGTATGATTTGGTTCACATGTACCTTCTCCAATGTAAACGCAAACTTCAATGTCACCGTCGCAAGTCAACCATGGACCTGCATCAATTTCGATATAACTCTTTTCCATATTATTTAATCCCATTCCACATTTCTTCCATTTCTTCTGGATCAAGAATATAACCAATCGCATTCATAAAACGAACCCACTGCATAAACATTTCAAATGTGGACATTTCGATTGCGTTAAACTCAAAAGTTACAGTAGAGTTGTCTGAATCTGCACAACTAAATAGAATTCGTTTACTCTCGATCATTACTTTACCAGATCAAAATGTTTTTCATAAACGTGGAGATTCTGCACTTGCCAATAGATGTCACCTGGTTCTACATGATCAAAGTTTTTATGATTGAGATCATCAACCATTTTATCTAAGACGTGCTTTTGCCATGCGTAGTCATTTCTGTAACCGAAGATGACGTCGTTGGAACGCATCTGTACACAGCTGTGGAGCTTATTCCCTCGGATATAGTAGGTGACGGCGTTCGTACATATGAAATCACTTTTACCATTTTCATTGTATTCGAGCCAGATACTTGGTCGGTTGTAGACCATGCATGCTCGGCGGGTATCTCGATTTGCCATGAGTTCGGCCAAACATCGTTCATATTGGTTGTAGTATTTGTCGGAAAGGATAAGATGTCCATAATTAGAATTGATTTCTCCATGTGCATTGGCTGCATACTGCCACGCCTTTGGTGGTTCTTTCAGATTGGCATAGATGTCGTCGATGTTAGTCGACCGAGAGTAGTACCAACCGAGTTCGGCTTCGATATACTCTTCGTTTGGTTCACCAAAAACTGCAGGTTCATCGGCAAGGAACGAAGCGCCGATCAACTCGATAGTCTTATCACCAAGTCGATCAGTTGTAAATCGTTCTGCTTTTAGTTCGTCAATAAAGTGTTGACGTATTTCATTCACTTTTAACAAGTGGCGTCTCCGGCATTTTGTTAGGAATAGTAGTTACTCGATTGAGCATGTCACGATCAGGTTCTTGACCTTCCATCTTACCACGCATGTATGATACTACGAACGATGCATAGTTGATCAAGTCTTTAGCTGAGTCTTCGATTGACTCGTAGTTAGGTTGATACTCAGGATCTTTTTCGCTAGCTTCGATGACTGATTGCATACGAAGAACTTTAGCGTAGATAAGATCTGTGATAGTGGCAATGCCACGAGGATAGTAATCTGCTTGACGAATGCGTGAGTACTCATTCTGATAGTCGTTAGACTTTTTGAGTTGTACTTCTGCACATTCTTGCAGGACTTTAAGAGATTCTTTCATAATAATTCCTCAGGAAATATAAATCTTTTTTCACCTTTTACGTCTTGTAAATTTTCTATTGCTAATTCAGCTGGAACTAATCCTAACAATTTAATATCTATACCTTGACTTTCAATCAGTGGTCCAGGATATTGATTATTAGGCAGAAATTTCCACACTGGAAAATAATTTATTTTGCCTTTCTTTACACTTTCTATTGGAAAATCACCAACTTTTACACCAGCTTTTGCAAACTGTTTAGCATCTAGATATTTATAAGTTTCGCATAACAAATCATTTTCGAATTGACTTGTTGGTGTTAATTTAAAACTTGGTATGTGTTCAGCCAAAACGTATTCAGCAACAGTGCAATCAGCTCTTCGTACTGTACCTTTACCTGATAATTGTTCAGCAAAGATATCGCGATGTTTAATAAACTCTTCAGTGACTATCCAATCATAAACACCATTGAAGTCAGTAATTACAGCGCTTGCATCTATCATAATTTTTCTCGCATTTCTTCCATTCGCTTGTAAGATTTGTACCATGACTCAGGAGAACGAGGCTGAGGCATAGACATCTTCAGCTTACGTTAATCTACCTCATAAGTTACACAAAATCTTTGATCATTTCTACCACGCGTGCATTTATATGCCATTTTTGCTGCATACAAAATACCAGCTAATGTTCTATCAACTCGCTTTTTAGGTAAGATTTTATCTGACGCTGCAATCAAATTATAAGAAATAGGATCAGCTGAAGGCAACTTTATTCGGGTACCTGTCTGACGATCAAACAACTGAACGTTTCTAGCTTTTTGTGTATATAGACCAGCATCAATAGTGACATCGACTAGCTGCACTACACCGCCTTTTAGATATCCCCAATGAGATGTTAAATCAGTCAAATTTTTGATTGTTACTTTACTACTACTCATAACGATTTCCTTAATTGTTCCATTCGCTTGTAAGATTTAAACCACGACTCAGGGGACCGTGGCTGTGACATTGATAGCTTCAGCTTACGTTTCTTAAACTGTGCTTTCAATTCTTTAGCGGCGTCAGTACCCATAAATCTAGATACTAATCTTACCACATTAATACGGAATTGTACACCGTGATGCATAGCATTCGGTGTTTGATGTGCTAGTTCGTGAATCAATGTATACTCATCGAGACCCGAATTGGCGAGCTTGATCTTGCCAGTCCAGTACGCCATACCAGCATATCGCTTCATACGACCAGAGTGATGCAGAGTAGTTGTTTTGCCCCTTAAGTCAGACCATAGCTTACTACTCGTGATCTGCTTCATGCGCTTCTCAGCTTCTCTGATGTCTTTGAACTTTGTGATGTCTACTTTCTTTTGAAATTTCCATTCAGCATCGTAGACTTTTTGCTTCTCGCTGTCCACAGAAGCTTGTTTGCCTGTACGCAATACCTGATTCTTTTTGAGCCAGTAGGTTTCATACTTGAAAATCTCTAGCTCATCCATACCGAGGCCCTTACATTGGGCTCTCAGCTGGTTCGGTAAACGGTAGTGATTAGTTTTCACTAGCCCTCCTCTTTGAACTTAACAACTTCTTCGACAGCTTCGAAAGCTGTAAGACCAAAACGCTGCAGTTGCGCTGCGACTTGCGTGTCTGACAGTTGGAAAGGGCCTTCACAAAGTTGCTCTAAGATGCTGAGCACTTCCTCACCTGCCCGACCACGGCAGTACCACTTTACTTCTTCACTCATACTTATACTTCCTATCATCATGAATATAAACATCAAACCGCTTAGCATTACCTAAGCCACCAAGTAAATCTCCAGCCCAAGTATAACTTCGACCATTTACTTTTTCAATTGCTTCGCGACCTTTGACACGGACACGTTTGCGTACTTTAACGAGCGGACCCCAATCTGTTTGTTCCCACTGAACATCAGCATTCGCTGCTTTAATGCTACGCTTGATAGCACCGAGGATTTCCATATCCACGCATGACTGTGGATCTAAAGAACACACGTAGCTAGGACTTCTACCTTCACGCACTTCCATTAATAAATCTCCTCATTTTCTTCAGCGATAGACTCGAGCAAAGAATCGATAGACACATCGTAAGGATTACTGCTACTAGTGACATCAAATACATCGTAAGCACTACCTAGATAGAACTGATCAGGAAACAACTTACGCATGATTGAGCGGAGCTCGCTAGCGTGTTCTTCCATCATATTTTTGATGATGCACATTTCTTCAAAAGCTTCTTGCTTACTCATTATATTGCCATTCCCATCATTACACCCAACAAAGCGCCGAGTGCCGACACTACCAAAATTCCTGTAATTGTATCTCTCATTAGAGTACCTCCAACTTGTCAAAGCCACCGAAAGAAACCATCCAAAAGGCGTGACCATACTCACCGCCATGGGTTTCGATGATGTCACCTACACTAGTAGAATGACCACGATCGAGTCGTAGTACACGCTCACGATCACCCCAATGATTAGTCAGTGCGAAGACGTGATTAAGATCGTCAGCATCTACACGAAAGACTGGAGTATAGTGATCGAAGTCACCAGCTTGATAGTTATCATCAAAACGAATACGAGCAGGACAGTCGTGCTTGTTTTGAACCTGATGTACAGTGAAAGTTGCCATATGTTTTTTCCTAGTTAATCTCTATTTGACAAGGACCATTATACAGCAGGCACAGAAAAAGTACACCTCTAAGTTATTGATTTCATTAGACTTTTGGGGCGTACCTAAGTTACTGATTTTGTTAGAGTTTTTTTGAGACTTTCTTAGACTATTTTTGTATAATATTTACATTTCTTATAACTTTTTAGAAATCATTAGGGTCTGAGTACGGCATGGCACCCAGGAGACCATGATTGTTCTTATGGGATGGATTTCGCCAGCCTTTGGGCTTTACCAGATCAGGTAGCCCGAGGGGATTAGGTCGACTGTCTTTAGTACCGACCTCTTTGCGCATGTTGGCTCGATAGACTCGATCCCATGCTTTGTTCGCATCAACACCGAAGGCGTCAAGTGTACCGATAGCCACAACACAGATGTCAATCAGACCATCTACGATTTCTTCAGCATCACGTGCATCAACAGCTAGCGATGTCTCGTTGGCTTCTTCGTAAAGGAACCGCAAACGAAAATCAAGGAACTGTTTGAGTTGATGTTGATTCTTCTCAACCCAATCATGTACGCCATACTTCTCATGCATCTTATTGATGTCTTTAACCCAATTCTTACTCATACTTTCCTCGCTTCAATTTCATCAAAGCCAATACCACTGTATCGACAAATATTAAGTATCTTCCAAACATGAATCTATCTTATCATTAAATAAAGGAAATGTACATGGTGGATGTCGACGCATATACACTTTCTCATATCCATTCCACCACTGTCCGTTCTCATCACAACGTGGCCAGTAGAAGCTTTTCGTCAATGTACTTTTTGGTTTCTTCTTCTTACCAAAATACTCTGTTAAATTATCAAGCAAGTTGCATCCTCTTCAGTTTGCGATCGATGAGTTTCATCTTTCTCTTCGCTTTATCTAAATGAATTTTTTTGGCTCTCATCAAATAATTCACACCGTCAAGATGATCTAGTTCATGCATAAATGCCCGAGCTGGCATCTTATTGAGATTTTCTGTTTGCATTACACCATTCACATCTTGAAATCTTACACGAATCCATGACGGTCGCCTGATTTTTACCCACATTCCAGGATATGATAAACATCCTTCTTCGAGTACAGCATACTCTTCAGACTCATGTACAATACGTGGATTAAAACAAGCCAATACATCTGGTTCTGTATTCAAAACAAAGACGCGATGCTCCAGACCTAACTGATTAGCAGCAAGACCAGCAGCACCAGCCTTTTGCATAATTTCTGTCATCTCTTTTACTAACTCATGCCTATCAACATCAGATTCAAATTCGAACTGTTGTATAGGAGCATTAAATGCTGGATGAGATACTGGTACGATATGTAGTTTATCCGACATCAGTCCAATCCTGTGCCTCTTCAATTTTAAATTGTCGCTTATAACCAACATCTTCTTGCTTTGGTTGTTGATCGATAAAATATTGTGCATCCTCTTCTTCTAAAAATAGACGAGGTACAGAACGTGTACGACTTAACTTCATATCGAGAACTGGATCCCAGTCCCCGTCTTCAGATACTTGTACTAAAACTTTATATGCCATGTTTCCTCCTACGCAGCGATCTGCGAAAAGTTTTTTACCTTCTCGAATCGAATGTTACTGTGGAACTTATCGAAGAGTTGGTCACCTTTGTGTGAGATGACAAAGACGTTTGTGTCTTGTGTCAGTTGTGTAATCAATTTCAAGAACTCATCGGTACCTGTTGTATCGAGGGAGGAGTCAAATACTTCGTCCATGATCAAAAGGTTAGTCGTTACAGAGTTTCTTAGCTTGGCGACGGCGCGCCATGTGAAAAGGAGTGAAAGATCAATACGCATCTTTTCACCTTCGGAGAACGAGTC